TATCCTTGCGTTTGGTAGAGTTAGTTTCCATTGTAGTAACTTGTTGTACGTTAGAATAAACTTTTTTGAGCGACAGCCCCACGGAGGCGTTTCATGGCCGGCTCAAAATACTTTTCCAGTATCTCGCATCCGATAAACTTACGCTTTTCGTTGTGGCAGGCTATGGCGGTCGAGAAAGAGCCTGCGTATGCGTCAAAGACTACATCACCCTCGCTTGTATGGAGCAATAATAGGCGTTGCAACAGGCTTACGGGCTTTTCGGTTTCATGTATGCGTTGCGCTGCTTGAGGCGGCTGGTTGCGAAAGGTTTTCAGTTGCATATCATATCCGAGAGAGTTGTATGTAACGCCTTTCTCACGCACATACACGATAAATTCCAGATTGTTGATATAGCAACCATTACCGAGTGGAATAGGGTTAGGCTTATCCCATACCAAAAGAGTTGCTACATAACCGCGCTGCTCCCACCATGTCATTATGCGCCCTATCTGCTTGTTTGAGCAAAACACGCAGATATTCACGCGCTTGCAAATACGCTCAAACTCGCTGAAAATCTTGTCGTAGTCAATGCCTTGCGACACGAAATATAGAGAGCTGTTTTTGCGCGACTGTATTTGCTTACGGGTGCAGAAATCACCATGCGCACCGCCCCCGTTAAGGTCTAAGTCGTAGGGAATATCCGACAATATGAAATCCACACTATTATCCGGCAGATTACCCATAACCTTTTCACAGTCGGCGTTGAAACACTTGCAATCGCCCAATATCACGCAGCTATCCATGCTCAATATCGAAAATCGGTGAAATGAATAATTTTGCCCTTGAACACATTGCCGGTGTGAACACTCCCGAAAAACCACTCTATAAAGTCGGGTAGTTCGAGGCCGTCATTCTTGGCGAGAGTTTCAATAGGTACTGGCTTGCCGTCAACCCACGCTTGGGGCTTTTCATCATCCACTCCGTAGGTAATGGTGATGTCTTGCAGTCCTACCGACACAAACTGCTTTATATCGGCCTGCTCGGAGTTGTAGGGTCGGCCCGTCCATTCTCTCACGCATAAGATTTTGTTTCCGGCGTTGATGTCGGCCACTTTTTGCGCCCATTGTCCTTTTTCATCGGCGCGTATGGTGTGTATCTTACGACCCGCAAAGAGCTTGACCGCAAAGAGGGTATTTATGCCCTTTTTGGAGTGTGTGGCTGGGAATACCCGGCACAATGTAAGGATTACTTTCTTGCGTTCCATTTTTACTTGGTTAATTTGGTTAGCCATTGTTCGTAAACTTGTGTGGCTATCTGGGCTATCATTATTGGCGGTACGCTCATTCCGCAGATATATTCGGGCTTTTGAGTGCCAAAATCGTAGTCTTGTGGGAAAGATGATACCTTGCATATATCCGACACCGAGAGCCATTGCTTGCCCCAATCTGGCATTGGAGAGGCTTTTGTCCTATATCCGGCAATCAACGTGGGGTGTATGTCGGTTTTCTGAACGAGGGCGCATTGGAGATACTTTTTCGGCAATCCTCTCTTGAGGCGGTCGTATTCCTCGGAATAGCACGGGGTCGTTATCGGGTCCCCTAACGTAAGGCCGGCCTCCTCGCATGATATACCCGGCTCGTTGAAATCAAGTATCAGACGAGGCAATACATCGAAAAGGTTGTAAGTCTGCGGCACATAGTCGATAAGGTCTTTTCGCAGACACACGAAAAAGACACGCTCACGCCTTTGTGGTACGCCCATATTCTGCGCGTCTAAAAGCCAGTGTTGGCAATAATAGCCAGCCGCATCAAATTCGGCGTAGATACGTTGCACATACTTTTTCGCATCGCCTTGCAACAAGCCTTTGACGTTCTCGGCGATTACCACTTTCGGCTGGAGCTTACGCGCAACCTCGATGAAATCGAAAAAGAGTGTATCAAGCACTTGCGTAGCCTGCCCCTCACGAAACTTTTTCTCAACGCCCCATGCTTTCTCACGACTACCAGCTATCGAGAAAGCGGAGCATGGCGGGGACCCGTCCAGAATATCGAGATTGTAGAGAGCTTCGGGAAATGCAGTCCTTTCCTTGAACGTCTGAATTGGCTCCAGAAACTTATAGCGCGGGTGATGGTTGCTCTCGTATAGGTTCATTACCCGAATATCTATCTCATTACAGCCTATCACGTCAAAGCCCGCCAGTTTATAGCCCATAGTCGAGCCGCCACCACAAGCAAAGCAAGAGAAAACCTTGCCTTTGTCTTTGGTGAAAATCGCGTCTTTGAGCGTCCAGTTGTAATTAAATCTATGCTCCATTTTCTTATAAAGCTGTTTGGTGAACACACTTATAGGGCGAAAAGAATTAACGCCGGCGGCTACCCCCGTGCAGTTCTATCACGTTGAAAGATTTGAAACGGTCAACAAGTCTGCCCTCAAAGCGTTGTTTAAGCTCCTTGACAGTAAGGTTGCTTGTGATATGATAGCGTTTGCCGTGCTGCTGGTATATCTCATAACGGGCAAAGAGAAATTCATCCGTTATCTGGGTAAGCAACGTGCCGAAACTCTTTTGATTCTCGGTTGCAAGTCCTAAGTCATTAAGGCAAATGTTATACGGGTCCACACCGTCATAAGCCTCTTGGCGGCTTGCTCCTTGCAGTTCGTTGTAGGTGTACTTGTCAATATGCCCGAAAACCTTGTGGTAGTTCATAAGCTGGGTCATACTGATATTGCGAAACTGATTCACGTTGCTTGTCGCTTGGAGATAGTCGGCGAATACTTGCATAAGCAATGTTTTACCCGTTCCGGGTTCACCTATCAAGAGTATGTTTTTGTGTATCTTGTAGTTCTCATTTGGAAACACAAGCTCGGCGAGGGGGCAGTCGTTGAAATAGTATAACAAGAAACGCAAAACATCCTTGTTATGCTCATCAACCATGAAACGTGAAAACTCACGCAGCATATAGTTGTTACCCATGCCTATAACCATATTGGCGTGTACTTGGTATTCCTGCTCGTCTGTAAGGTCATACTTAAAACCTTTCAGCATAGCCTTCCTCCGGCGCATCACCAGATTGCGGGCCTGTTCCTGCTGGAGCTTGTAACGCTCCTGTTGCATATCCCGGAGTAGCTGGAGTGCCTCCTGCTGATTCTGGGGTAGTCGGAGATTTTGTTGGTTTACAAATTCCATATCTTTGTTGTTTTTCGTAGTAGCTATCCGCTACCCACGATAGGATTGTTCTGTAATGGCTTTTATATCGTTTACCTTTTGAGCCTATGTAGTTATCAAGAATTTCTATCATGCCCTTTGCGGCCTCTTCTCCGTATTTCTCGCAGAGTTTGGCGTATTCGTCACGGGTCATTGATACAAATTCCCCATACTTGTATTTCTTAGCTTTCTCGGCCTTTGCCTTTTGTTCCGGGGTCATTTCTGGAGCTTGGGGCAATTCCTCATCATCGAATAATTGAGGTTGTGGCGGCTCTTGCTTGTTTTCGGGGGGAGGCTCAACGATTACGGGCGCAGGCGTTTCGGGTAATTCCGCTTGTTGCTCAATTACCTTGCGCATGGTTATCTCGCCACCCTTGCGGCCGGCGGTGCGCCTTATTGCGCTTATGCGCTCTTTTCTCACCATTTCGGGGGAGTAGTAAGCTCCTTTGTCATCAACCGCCAATAGACCGTTCTCAACAAGAATTTCAAGTGCTATCGGGTCAATATCCAGAGTTCTTAATATCTGCCCTTTGGTGTAGAGTTTTCCGTTGGGATATGCCATAATCCCCCTTGTGGGGCTTTCCCACAGATAGCAAAGCATAGTTAGCCACATCCCCCTTATTTCGTAAGAGAGATTATTGATACGGGGGCTGTCTAACCATTCCCCCGTATCAATAGGCATTAGGGATTTGCTCCGCTTGTTTGCCATAGGGGATTTGCAGTCTTTACGCCTCCAGAATGGCGATGTCGGGGGCTATCCCGCGGATTTCGTTCAGCACTCGGTCAATGGCCGTGTCGCGCCACTCATCGGAAATTTCCTTTGCGCCGGGCGATACGAGCTGTAAGAACACCTCGCCGTCCGTAAGGTAGTGGTCAAATTCCACATCGAAAGTGGTCTTTTCCGGCCCCTTGAAAATAGGGATTTTCACGGTGAACGACTTGGGCAGGTTGCTTTCTACCGTCTGGCGATAGACCTCGGCGCGAGAGCCGGACGGGTCATGCTGCTTTTCGATTTGAGATTGGGCGTTGGCTTTGAAATTCTTGAGGGCCGATACGAGTTTCATGCACTGCTCTTTGTCCTCAAAGGTAGCACGATTGAGGCGTATGAATTGCCCCAGTTTGGCGGGTACCCAGCCGGCGTTGGGGTCGTTGATACCGAATTTCTTGAACACCTCGGAGAGTTCGGCGGTGCCGGAGATTGTGGCTTTGTTGTAGGGGTCGCTTTCGTTGACAATAAGCGTGATTGTGTACTTTTCACGCTCCACCAGAATTTTTGCCTTTTTCTGCTCGATTGTGTCAACTCGCTTCCTCAGCCAGTCCAGCGGTGTTGAGAGAACACCTGCCACGTCCGTACTTACGGGGGCTTTCTCATCCAGCACTTTGCCAGCTACGCCCTCGCGGTAAACTATCACGATAGGCTTTTCACCCGTGTAGTTTTCGATTGTGAGATTGATTTTGTTGTTATTCTCATCCATTGTTGTAAGGATTAAGTTGGTGAATTGTTAATCATCCGTGCCGGTGCGCAAAAAACGCGCAGCCTGAATGATGTTGCGTTGTCTTTCTTCGGGTGTCATGGCACGTTCCTCTATCTTGTAGCCGTCAGCGGAGTAGTAGGCTGTTCTACCCGCCTCAACGTCAACAAATTTGAAAGTGTCGGCCGTTACCCACTCGCCACGGGCTTTCAGCTCATCAAGAATTTTGCCCCGACGTTCAAGCAAAGGCTTGATACGGCCTTTGATGTCGGCACGCACTTGTGCAAGCTCATCTTCAAGCTCCGCCACTTGGATTGACACGGATTCAAGCTCGGCGCGGCGGTCGTTAACCTCGTCTTGGTTGAAAGAGCGCGTAAAACTACGCGGCTCTATCTGGTCGCAGTTGTCGCGCAGCATTTGCTCACGAGCTTCAACCGGGTCATTGGGAAACATTACATCTTGCATATCTCTTATGTTTTTGAGGTGAATTGCAGTTTATTCAAGGTGGCCGCCCACGGTGAAATTGTAGGCATAGGCTTCAGCCCACAATTCCACGAATTGCTTGCCAAAGTATTCTGCCTTTTCCTCGGTGTCAAGGCACAAGCGGAACGCCCCACAAGCATACGTCCACGAGCTACGAACGTCCGCATCCAGACAACCGAAACCCGCAGCCGCGCCATAGTACGCATAGGCAGACAGGAGGGCACCCCGTTCATCATCGCTCATGTTGGAGATTTCGCCGGGGGTCCAGAGTGCCATTACCGGGTACCACCACAATTTGCTACCGTCAGCCGTGGGCTGGCATTTGTTCTCGCCGCCCCATAGAGCTTTGCAAATATGCTCCAGCTTCATTTGGGCGATAATATGGTTAGGTACTCCGGCGGCTACGAGCTTTTCAACGTCCAGACTTTCGCCAAGAGCAACGCAAGCGTCCTCGTAGGAGCGAATTGTGGTATAGTCTGAAAGACTTGGTGCTGGTCGGGAGGGTGTTGCAGTTGTTTCGTTATCCCCTACGAGAACAGCGAGAATTTTGCGCGTGTTGTCATCGGCCATTGCATAAGCCGCCTCATAGTTCGCGCTTGTGATTTTGAGTTCTTTGTTTTCGCTCATCGTCTAATTGTTTGAGTTTATTGATGTTAATTTTTAGTCATTCGTATTGCATTTGCCACTCTAAGGCTCTTTGTCGGATTAGGTGGCAAGAGGTCTAATATCATCGGAATATGTCTTACCAATTCCGATATTACGTTGTCAGCTACCGGTATCATTTGTGCGCCAATATTTATCCGGGTCTGGTATTTCGATACCGAGAAATTCACGTCCGTACTCCCGCAGCTTTTCGCAATAAGTTGAGAATTGCACGGTGTCCATTGTGGCGGTCGAGCTTGGAAATTCCACTATTTCGCCCGTGTGTCGATTAACAACACTCTCTTTGGCGATAATGGATTTGAAAAACTCATGCACCTGCTCCACCGTGGTAAACTCCCAGCCGGCCTCTAAAAGACCGTCTAAAAGCATGGGATAGATGCAACCCCAGAGCCAACCGTTTTGGTCGTTGGTGCGCGGCTTGCGGATTTTCTTAACCTCAATATGGTAAAGTCCATCGCATACCTGCGCAAACCACTCGTATAGGGGTCGGAGATTGAAACGCCCGCTTATCTTTTCTACCATAACCTTTGCCATATCAATACTTGGAAATGTCAAGAGTTAAGCCCGGATTTGCGGCATACACAACCTTACCTGTCAATCGTTCTATCTCGCTTATGAAATGCTCTCGGTCGCTATTCTGCGCGGATAGGTGCAAAAGCACGATATTCTGAACGAGCGATAGGTCATGCTCACTAATTACGCGCTTGCAAGTGTCAAGCTCCATGTGCGAGTTAGGCAGTCGCTCAATCTGACTTTTGAGCGTGTAGCCCTTATTCACGGCCTCAAGCAACTTGTAGTTGGAATAGTTGCACTCAATCAGCAAGTGGCTTAAATTCGGGAATATTTGCAAGCAATCGCAACTATCGGTAAGGAACATCAAGCGGCCACATTCGGGGTGCATGATATGATAGCCCACACAAGGCACATCGTGAAATGCGGGGAAAGGCAACACCTTAAACCGCCCCAGCTTGTAGCCTTTGCCCGGTCGTATGGCTATTGCACGAGAGCCGGCCACCTGCTTTGCAGTCCATACCTCCGGCAATGCCAGTGTTGTAATTCCACTATCAACCATGTTACGAATATATTTGGCGTGGTCGTTGTGCTGGTGAGTGATTAGGCAGCCCGCCACCTTGCGGAGATTGAATCCCAAAGCCTTTTTGACTTTCGGAAAAGCAATACCGGCCTCAAGTATCAAAGCCTCTTTGCCATTGTCGAGAATATAGCAATTACCGGCTGACGAGCTACCTAACACTTTCAGTTCCATTTGTCGAGCGTGTTAAAATCCACATTCGATTACTTGTGCTTCCTCACTCTCAACCTCAGTGGGGGCAGGTGTAATGTCCTCATACTCCACCGTGGTTGCGTCAACCGCTTGTGCGGTCGTTGCGCTGGCAGTGTCGGCGGTCGGAGCTTTGACAACGCTTTGCGTTGCGGCCCCGTCATCGCTATCAAGTGCCTGCTGGAGTTCCACGGAGAGATAGCCATATTTACTTAGTAGATTTCTTAGTACGGTCTTAATCGCCATGCCGTGAAAGTTTCCGAGCCAGCCCAGAGAGCCGCTATCGGCTACCACGGGGAGCTTTGAAAGCTCCATAAGCGACTGAACGGTTACATCACGATTGCCCTTGATTGCTTTTGAGTAGCGTTTGGCGTGTATGGCAATTTCCTCAACACTCATGTAGAGTGCCTTGTGATAGCCGTTGAGCAATTCGATATAGGCAAAGTAGCCTATAACGGTTTCGCTCTTGCGGTCTCCGTCTAAGTCGATTTCGCCCGTGAGCTTGGATTTCTTTTTGAGTTCGCCCTCATACACCACATCGGCGTTGATAATGCGATACTGACCCGTGCGCATTGCGAGTTGATATAAGCCCTTATAGCCTATCTGGAAAGTCGGCTCATACTGCTTGCACTTGGAGCCGTCCGGCAATGTAACAGTGTTGTTGTAGGCTATGATGAAAGCCTGTCCGAGAGCCTTGTTGATAGGCAGGCGCAGAACGGCCGCTTTTAAGGCTTCTTTCACTACGAGGGTAGGGTCGCATAGCTGGAGCTTGCCGTCCGTGCTGAAAAGTTCCAGAACGGCCGCCATAAATGTTGAGGCGTTCTGCTGGAGGGCGTTCTCAAATTGCTTTTTGATTGCGCCATTGTTCAGCACCTCGTTAAGCTGGTTGACAGGCGATTTCTTTGCCGGTGCCGTCTGTGGAGCCGGCGCGGGTGCAGTCATCGGAGCTGCTTGTCTTGTCTGTGTCATTGTGGTAACTATTGAATTGTTAGAGTTCTGTCATAGCTCACGCGCAGATTGATAACCTGCGAGATTGTGGGGATTACCTCATTGACACTTTCGCGGTTGTCAATAAAGATAGGCGCGGAAAAGCCTTTGGCTACGCATAAGGCGTTGATAATATCAAGCCCGGCATTGAGCTTTCCGGCGGCGTTCACATCGGGATAGGGGGTGCCGTTCACCGTGCATACACAAGTGATTTTCTCGCCACCGTTCTTTTGCTCTTTGAGGAAAGAGAAAGAAACGTACTTGAAAAGGCCGTTGATACGCTCATAGAGCATTTCATCTTTGGCTTTGAGGAAGCGCGTGTAGGTGTCCTCCCAGCACTCCAAATCGGCTATGGCTTGATTGTTGGCAATCCGTTTTTCCTCTAACTCAGAGATTTCCTTTCGGCAGCGGGCGATTACCTCACGCTTACCCAGTCGGCGGTTGAGTTCGGCGATACTTTCCGACAACATGGCTTTTGCCTCTTGGAGTTCGCTTGTGTCGGCCGGCTTTACATCGGCGTAAATCTGGTTATTCAGTTCCTCTATTTCGTTGGCAAGCGCAACGCATTGAGGGTCGGCCCCGATTATTTCCTCAACATTGAGCGCGGCGGGAATATGCGCTTTGGCATATTCGATTTTGCCTTTCAGCTCCAGCACCCTGTCTTGGAGCGTTGAGATTTGCCCTGTAAGGCGCGTTTCATCGGCCTTTGCTTGGTCGAGCGACTTGCGCATTGGTATTCCACGAGCCTGTATCTCCTTTTGGCGTTTGGCTTTGTCCTGCTCAAAGTTGCCACGGATTCTATCAAGTGTTTTGGCGAGATTATCACCTTTCAGCGGTTCGCCACAAGTGGGGCATACGAGGCTTTCTTTGGTCGGCTCAACGAATACCTCTAACGCCACGGCCTTAAAGTCCTCGCGTAAGCCTACAATATCCTTGTCGAGCTTGGATATAGTGCCTTGCACGGTTTCAAGCTCACGGGTCTTAGTGGCAATGTTACGCTCCATTGTGGCAAGCTCACTCTCCATTGCCTCTAAGTCGGAGATAGCTTTGTTACGGTCGGAATTGGCTTGCACACGGATTTCATTCTGACGGTTGCCTAACGCCAGACGTTTTTCTCCCTGTAAGCGCATAAGTTCAACCTTGCGCTTGTTGGCGGCATTGGCCGCTGCGCTCACATCGGAAAGTTGAGCGTCAATGTCGGCGAGGCTCTTTTTCTTATCGGCAAGCTCTTTCTCCAACGCGGCCCAGTCCTCATCTTCGGGCATTAGCTTTTGCGCCATTTCGATATTTGAGGGTATGGTTGTGAGCGCATCATTGCAACTCTTTTTCTTGGCTGCTACCTCTTGGGCGTACTTGATTAAGGACGTGCCGTTGATATGGTCCAGCAACGCCATAAATTCCGGGCTTAAAGCGGCCACCTCGTCATCGGATATGTTGCCTACCATTTGGAGCAACATTTCTTTCTGGTCCTCAGCCGACAGGCGGGGGAATAGGTAGGGATTGGTTATCAGCCTAAATACATCTTCGGGGATAATCTCGGAGATTTCGGCTTGATACTCCTTTTTGGTACCGCAACGCACATCGTTAATGAAAAACTGTGTTTCGTCTTTCATCACCTCATCGGTGGTGCCGTTTACCTTGTTCCATTTCTCCACAAGGCAGCGTTGCAGTTTAATCTCTCTCCCGTCCACGTCAAACACGCCAGTTACGGAGTGTTCCAGACGATAGATAGGTTTTCCGTTCTTGTCGAGGGTCTTGACATTAAAGCCCCCGTTACCATCGCCACGGCCTGCGCTATCCTTTCCGAATAGCAGCCACAAGTAAGCATCATAGAGCGTGGTCTTGCCCGTAGCGTTACCGCCTGTAATCGTAACCACGTCACTATCAAAGCTCACATCAAAGGAGCGTACCCCCTTGAAATTCACCAGCGACAGCGATTTTAATTTAATTGTTCTCATTCTTGAATATTTTATTGAGTGGTAATCCTTTGTTGTTTCGGTATCGGATTGTTCCGGGTGCGACACCTAAGCGTTGCGCCCATTCGCTTATAGTCAGAGTTTCACCATTGAAAGTTATTTTATGATTGTTTCTTTTGTTTCGTGCTTGTGTTAAGCTATCTACCCAGCGGCAATTATCCGGCTCATAGCCTAAATCGGGATTTATACGGTCTATTGATAAGCCCTCTTGATAGCCGTTGTTGATAGCCCACGTTTTGAAATTATCATAATTTTGCCACTCGGAGCAGAGGGCGATTCCACGGCCGCCATATTGAGGATAATTTTTGTGGCGTTGATATTCACAACGCTGTTTCATACCTCGCCACACATGATACAACCTCGTATTGCTTTCTCCGTGTTTTGTATTTCGTGCGGTCGCTTTTTCAGAGGATATGCACCCGCAGCTTTTTGTATTGCCACGTTTAAGACTTGCGCCTAATACGGATAAGGTTTTGCCACAATCGCATTGGCATAGCCACAAACTTTGTCCTCTACGGTCAGAGCCATTTCTGGCAATAACTACCAACCTACCGAAGCGTTGGCCGATAAGATTACTTGCTTTGCTCATCTGTGAATTATTGTGTTGAGCCTTTCGGCATTGTTGATTGCCATCAGTTCGGCGCGTGAATAGTAGCGTTTGGAGTTTTTTGCGGACCCGTTACGTTGTGGCGTTATCAATCCGCTTTCCACCCAGCGTTTAACCCTCACCTCTTGGAATTGACTATACGCCTCACGTTGAGAAATAAGGTCGCTTGCCGGAGCCGCTTCCTTTTGGTAGGTCGCAACACCAAGAGCCGCCATATTCGCGCATAGCGTTTTCAGTTCGTACAATTCCATTGTGATTGTCATTGCTTTGCTACCTTATGCGCTTTGTGAGCTTTGATTTTGCGAATAAGCAAATCCTTGAGGCTCTCCCCGTCCTCTTTGTCGAGAAAGAGTAAGCCCGAAAAATAGAGAGAAGCGGCTACGAAAAGCCAGTGCGCCGGATTACCGGCGCATACTCCCCAGATAGCCCCGGCGAGGCATAAGAGCCAAATGCAGAGCCAGACGGTGTTGTAAATTTGTGTTCCTGTCATCGGTGTTGCAATTTTTATGTGAATAATTCTTGTTCGGGAATACCTAACTCTTTGGAAATAATAGAGGTTTTGAGCGCATCCGGCTTTTGAGTGCCGGCTATCCAGCAGCGCACCGTAACCTCATGCACTTTACACAAAGCGGCGATTTTCTTAACGAAAGCCGTTTTTGGGGCTACCTCAGCCTTTGGGGGCAGAGCGTCATAGAATAGGCGAAACCTTGTTTTTTTCTTGTTCTCCATTATAATTCTTATAGTGTTATGTGTTCCGTAAGCACAAATTTTTGTATCTTTGCGGCATTACAAAACTGATTGTGTCGCAAAGTTAGACATTCTTTGCGATATATCGCTAAGTATCGCAAATAAAAATTGCAATATTAACAATTATTAACAGCATGCCAATCAAGATAGACCTTAACGGCCTCCGAAAATCTTTAGGTTTGAAGCAGGCCGAATTTGCCGAAAAGATAGGCATTAAACAAGCCTATCTATCTGAGTTGGAGACAGGTAAAAAGCCTATTCCGACCAATATATACAACTCTCTCGTGGATGTGTTTGGCGAGGAAACTTGCGATACGTTTGCAATATCGCAAGAGGAAGCCATAAGCGGTCAACATTTCCACGGCCCGATAACGGGGGATAACCCACAATTCGCCGGGCATGATTTCAATAACAACCCGCCATGCAATTTTGGCATCGAGGTTGAAAGGGTAATCGCGGCCATGACTGCACAAGCAGACCTCACAAAAGAAGCTCACGAGATAACCAGACGCGCACAAGCCCAAGTTGACCGAGCGCAAGCGCA